TCAACCGATTTTTTCGCTCGCCGAAATGCGACCGAAAATGGCGAACAGCCCGGACAGCGCCGAGATAGCCTGCAGAATCGTATCGGTCAGCGCCGCATTGTCGACGCCGGCCATCGGCGCGCCGAAGAGGCCCGCAACTGCTGTACTGATCGTGACAATCGAGGCCCAGATCGTTTTGGACAGGTACCAGGGTTTCGTAAGGGTCATTGCCTTCTCCTACAGGTTTGGTTCAGAAGGAAAAATCGCGCGTGGCAGCCAACCCGGCGCCGTATTCCGCGCTCGTCTGACGAACTGTCAGCGAAAAGACCGGGTTTGCAGATCCGAACGCCGCCAAGACGTTCGCCTGCGGCCAAAGCCAGTTCGGCCCGGTCGCGTCAGCGCTGGCAAGGATGGCCCCCTGCCCGTTTCGGATCTCCAGCCGATAGCGTTCCTCGCTGGCGTCAAGGGGGATGTCCTCGCCGTCCCAACTGTCGGCACGAAACCTTCCGCTTCGTTTCCAGTCGAGGCGAATCCCGCCAGGACCTGTCACAGCGCCAAGATGAACGGGCGCGAGGTGTCGGCGCGCCCTGACGCCGCCGACCGCTTGCTGGACGGGGAAATTGCGCTCGTCGACAACGCCCTCGGGGCCCACACGCCAGTTGAGTTCGAGACCAATTTCGCTGCTGCGCAATCCCGCTGGAACGACGGCATCGTCGAGCAAGACGAAGCGTGCGCCGGCCGGTGCCCCAACCGCCGCCAAGTCGCTCGTGCCGCCCTGCCCCCGAAGCAGGCTGCCAAGACGCCAGGTTCCGTCATCAATTTCCTCGGCAATCTCGAACTGAAGGAGTTCCCAGTTGCCGGATTGCGTCTCCACCGCGGCAAGATTGGCGCCGTTGAGCAACAAGCTACGCGAGACGCTTTGCAGTTCGCCGTCCGACAACTCCACAAGCAGCGGTCGCCGGTCGAGCCGACCGGATTCTCCTGCCGCAAGCGGCTCGACCAGCAGTCCGATCGTGGCGGGCGTCGTCAATCGGGCGCGCACATCGAATCCCTGCAGGTCAGGTGATACGAGAACCGCCTGCGGGCGCCATGGCCGCGCCCATGCGGCAACGAAGAAGCGGCTTTCCAATGCGGCCTCTGAATCGGCAAAGGGAAGGTCGAGAAAAACGGATGCCGGAGCGCCGGCAATGGCTACCGACGTGGCTGATCCAGTTCGCGACAGTGCCAAGGCCGCGTGGGGCGGCGCCCGGTCGAGGGCCCGGGCGGAAATGCGCCTGAGGATCCCCTCCTCGACCTCGCTAACCAGCCAATCGCCGTCGACAGAGGAACCAGCGATCCGGAGGCCTTTGCCGACCGCCGCGTCGCGGCGGGTCACCGGTACTGCGAACCCGATACGGTTGCGCTCTTTCCAGCGCCTGCGCATCAGGTCCTTGGCCAGCGCTTCCGCCTGTCCGGGGTCGAATGCTCCCGCATGGTCGATGCTTTCCATCCGCCGGCCACGCCCATCCGGCTCGACCGCCCGCACCGTTGCCGCCTGATGGTCGCGCTCGGGGTCGCGAAAAGCGATCACGATCTCGTTCGGCAGGTCGTGATCCGGATCGCGCGACGAGATAAGCATTGCCTGACCATCGTTGACGACAAGCTCCCCGATTGTCAGCTCCGTTGCTGCAACCGATCGCGGGTCGCGGATTGTCAGCGTCCCCGCCTGGTCGAAAGCGCTCAAGCCGAAAAGTTCGATCAGCGGTTCGATAGCGTCGCGGGCGCTGCCGGGCCGATCGACAAGGTATCCCGAGACAAAGCCTGCGGCCCCGGCGGTATCGGCGGGAGGTAAACGGTGATCGGCTAGAATGGCGTCGAACAGGGCCGATGCCGGTACACCATCCAAACGTCCGTTGAGCCAATGTCCGCGATAATGGTTTGCGTGATCGCCCCAGATGTCGGTCAGGGTCGGGAAGGCCGGGTAGGGTCTGAGGTCCCAAGCCCACAGATAGACCCGTGCCGGATCGACCATCGGACCGCCATAGGAAGGAGAAACAGGATTCCACTCCGCTTGGTGGGAGGGATCGGTGGTATCCCACCTCGCCATGTGAGCGCCAAGAAAGCCAGCCTGGACCAGATCGCTGCGACCGCCATTGGAAAAATAGGGAATCGCGTTCTCCGATGACTTCGGATCCGGGAAAACGTTCGGTTGATTGGCCCCTTTGTCGGTGGCGGGGCAGCCGAGTTCGGTGAACCAGATCGGCTTCGAGGCGGGTTGCCATGCGGTCGGGACAGGACTTTCGACGCCCGCGATACGATCGTGGTGAGCGTTCGTCCACCACGACTTCAGGTCCTTGAAACGGAACACCCAGGGCTTCCCGTAAGCGCCATCGGTGATCGGCGTACGCACGCGTCCGGCCCTGTCTTCAGGTGTCGCGTAGTACCATTCATGGCCTTCGCCGGAACCGACCGCTTCGGTCATCGCCGCGATGTCAGCGGGGCTGGCGGCGCCATCCGGATTACCGGACTCCCAGTCCTCGTCGCGCCAGTCGGTGATTGGCATGTAGTTGTCGATACCGACCGCGGTGATCGCCGGATGGGCCCAAAGGGCGTCGAGATGAAACAGCCGGTCGCCGGAGCCGTCGGCCGGTTGGTACCCGGAATACTCCGTCCAGTCGGCCCCATATGTGATGGCCGCCTGCGGCCCGAGGATCGAGCGGACATCGCCGGCAAGCGCCTCAAGTGCTTCGACAAAAGGGAACCGCTGCGTATCGTCCCTCAGTGCCGTCAATCCACGCAGTTCCGAACCGATCAGGAACGCGTCCACGCCTCCGGACTGTGCCGCGAGTGTCGCGCAATGCAGCACGAAACGGCGATAGCCGAACTCGTCAGCATTTCCCGTGAAATCCGCTCCAGCAGGCCCAGCAACAAAGTCGGCGGGAGTCGCTGCGCCGCAAAACGCCTCGATCTCCGTGCGAAGCGCAGCCGTCTTGTCGGTGCTACCGGGGATGCCTGGGGCGAGCGCGGCGGTGATCCGGCCGCGCCAGGGGTAGGCAGCCTGCTCGGTTCCGCCATACGGATCAGGCAGCTCATTGCCGGCGGGGATGTCCATCATCACGAAGGGATAGAGCGTTACCTTTAAGCCGCGTGACTTCAGGTCCTCGATCGCGGCAATGACCGACAGGTCGGTCGGCGTACCCCCATAGGCCGATTTGCCGTTGACCCGCGACACCACACGTGCCGCGGCCCGCGTCACCCCGCTCACCGACCAGGGTTGTGCCGCTCCGCCATCGGCCTGGTCGACCACGCAGGGACGAATTTTACACGCGCCTGCCCGCAGGTCGTCGCCGAACCAGGCGACGACAATCGCGACATTTTCTAGATTGGGGCAGAGCGCCTGCAATTCATCGACCGATGCGGCGAAATCGCTTTGCGCGTGCAGCACATGCCGGGTCAGGCTTATCGTCTCTCCGCGGTTGGGTTCGGCGGTCACCGCATCGGGAAACAGACCGTATTCCGTCGCGCCCGGGATCAGGGTCATTGCCCTGATCTGGCGATTGAGCGACGCGACCGGCCTCATCACTTCGAATTGCAGCTGAGGGATCCGATTGCCGTAAGGTTCAAGCGGCAACCGCTCGAAAACGACATAGGCAATGCCGCGGTAGGCCGGTGTGTTGCCGACGCCCTGTTTGGCCTCCAGCAACGGATCGGGAAGCTGGTCGTCCGTGCCGCGATAGACGCGCATTTCAACCGTGGTCAGGTCGAGTTCGCTGCCATCGGCCCAGACCCGCCGCAATCCCGCGATTTCGCCCTCGCACAGGCCGATGGCGACGTTGCCGAAATATTTGTAGGTGACGACCTTGGCTCCGCCCTTGAACCCCTGGCGGCTCGTCTGCTTCTTTTCCTCGAAGCGAGTCTCCCAAATCACCGTTCCGCCGATGCGCATCGTGCCGTAAAGGCGCGGTATCGCCGTCCCCTCTTCGGCGGTCAGCGGCGTCGCCGCCGAAAGCCTGGCCCCCTCGAACGTCTTGGTCGAATTGATGAGCGCCTTGTCGATGACGTAGCCGGCGAGCGAGCCGGCTGCCATGCCGATGGCCTTGCCCGCCAAGCCGAACATGCCGCCGAGTGCTGCGCCGGCGGCTTGCAGCAGGATTGTTGCCATGTCGCGACCTCAACGGTTCGGGAAAGCGAAGACGCCGGCTATTCGCCGGCGCCACTGCGGCACTAGGGCCGATTCCACAACGCCCTGTCCGGAATAGGCATGAACGAAACGGCCATTCTCTGACAGAACGCCGAGGTGCTTGCTGGGCGACCCCGGTGTCCAACGGAAAACAAGGATGTCTCCGGGTGCGGCGTCCTCGACCGTCGTGGGCACACAATGCCTTTCGGCAGCGTCCATGAGACGGTCGGTCGGAGAAAATTCGGCCCAGTCAGCCGCGTAGGCGCCGGGTGCTTCCGGTTCATGGCCGTACAATTCGCGCCAGATCCCGCGGATCAATCCGAGGCAATCGCATCCGACGCCCTTGCGGCTCGCCTGGTGTCGATAGGGCGTACCGATCCATGTTCGCGCCTCGGCGAGCGCTCGTTCGGACATCATCGTCATGTCACGGGACCAGCGGCGATCCGTCGAACACCGCGTCCTCTCTGGCGTAGGCGTAGGCGGCGTCATTACCCGGGAGATGGGGGAAGCCCTGGAAGTTGATCCCGTTGGCGAATTTCTCGCGACAGGTCACGAAACCCTTGTCGCATCCGACGGTGATATCGAAGAGTTCGCCGGCGACGACCGCACGCGGGCCGTCGGCGAGCGTCAACAAATCGGACAGCCCGTCGCGCGCCTGCGCAATCACGCGACGCCGACCTGCGTTGGCGAAACTGGCAATCCCGCCCGTGAACCAACTGGCCTGGAAAGAGTCGAGGCCGGTCACGGTGGCGATGCCGAGGCTGGAAACGGATGTCACTGTGCCCGACCCCTTATAGGCGGTCGCCGCAAGATCGACACCGCACCGGACATCGCCGACTTCGGCGTCGCAGCCGCGGCGGAAGTAGCGCCCGTGCGGTTGGTCGAAGCCGCGTGCGAACGTGTCGAGTTCGGCGGTGAATGCACCGTCAGAGCGTGAAATCCGTCCGACCGTCGCCGAGCGAACGACCATGTGGGCGTCGGGGTTTGTCCAGTCGACGAGAAGAGTTTCAACCACCGCTGCGTCGAAACGCCCGGAGAGGATATCGGCTTCCCTGATGGTCTCGGAGGACAGCGCGCCGCTCACATCGACGGAATCGACGGCGAGTCCGAGCGACTGTCGGACCTCGCTGGCGCTCATCCCGGTTTGCGGTTCAAACGCCAGGCCACCAATTTCGAGCGGCAGGTCGTGATCGGTAAAGCCGAGTTGCGAACCATCGGCAAATGTCAGCCGCCAGGCGTTACATAAAGTCGTCACCGATCGACCGAGTACGGCGGCCATCGCTTCGGGAGAAATGCTCACGAGATCACCTCGACCAACGGAATGTTCGGAATCTGCCCGGCACGAAACGAGGAAAGGTTCACCGACAGTTGGTCGGTATCGAAGCGAACGACGACGTCGAACTCATATCCGGCGGTCACCATCGCACCCGCCGCCGGGACAGCGGTCTCCGCGAAGGTCACCAGACCGGCCGCGTGGTCGATGGAAATCTGTTCAGCGGAGATTTCATCGCCATTCACCGCGACCCGAACCGTACCGACCACGGGTTTCGCAATAGGACGGACATAGGCGTCCGGCCCGTCGCCGTAGATTTTGGACAGGGGGAACTGCCGTGTTGCGCCATCCCCGATGCCCAGGTTCTGATCGGTCGGCGTCGGAGTAGTAGCGAGCGCGCAGCTCTTTCGATCAAAGGGATCACGAAACCGGAACGAGGCAGCGGAACCGCGCCGGGCTTCGAAAAAGTCGAGCACCTGCTCCATTTCCTCGATGGAGCGCACGCCCGTGCCGACGTCATAGCGGCGGCGCGAATGCGCGTGGCGCAGGTTACGGTGCTCGTGGCCAGACTGGAGACGGACGATCTCGTTTGTCCGTTCCGGCCCGCCGCTGGCGCCGAAGGAAATCGCCAGCGGAAAAAGTACGTCATGGAAAGCCTCGGTCATGACGTGTCCTCAAAGCGAACGTGTGCCGCGCGCGACCGCGCGGGCAAGCATGCCGGTCACCTGCGCTTCGGCCTTGCGGAAGGATTGGGCGTCCGATGTCGTGACGTTGAACACCACATTGACGCCGCCTCCGCTGGTCGCGGCCGCGACACCCAGGCTGCCGTCGGCACCGCGTTTCAGCGGCAGGATCGCTTCGCTGCCGGCCTCACCGGCAACACCGAGGCCGCCGCCCAGCGGGAAAAAGGTCGGAGAACTGACGACGCCTCCTTCGGCGAAAGGAACGACACCACCCTTCGCGAAACCGAAAATTCCCGAAAGGCTCCCGAAAAGCGACGAGAAGAACGAGCCGGCAAGGCCCTGGAGCGGTTTGAGACCGGCGTCCAGCGCCATGCCCGCCATGTTGAGGGCGATCTGGCGCAGGATGTCGTCGAGGGCTCTGCCCGATACCACCGCGCTCTTCAATGCGCCGGTCAGTTGGGCGCCGAAATTGCCGGAGAGCTTTTCGAGATTGGCAAGCGCCGTCTCGAACATGCTCGTGTCGGCACTGATGGAAACGGTGACATCACTGTCCATGCTTTCTCTCCGCGAGATCGGGGAACGAGCGCATCAGCGCTTCGAGGTCATCGCGTTTCGGTCGCTCGCCCGGACGGGAGCCGAACGCCCGTGCGAGTGACGCGAATTCGCGCGGCGTCAGCGACCAGAACGCGGCAGGGGCCAATCGCAAGCGACCCAATCCAAGGGCTATAACGTCGTCCCACGGGAAGGCGCGGGTCATGAACCGGCCTCGCCGAATGTCGCCGTGAGGAGTTCGGCGACCACGCGGGCAAATCCGGTCGCCCCGCCTTCCATTGTCATCGCCGCCACCTCGTCGTCGGTCACGGGATTGCCGCCGGCGCGCATCGCCACTCCGATAATCGTGATCATGTCGTGGGCGGCCAGGCGCCCGGTCGAAAACCGCTCGACAAGTCGAGCCAGATCCTCGGCCTTGAAGGCATCTTCCAGTTCCGCCAACGCACCAAGCGTCAGAACCAGGCGATACGGCCGCCCATCGAAGGCCGCCTCGACTTCGCCGCGTCTGCGATTGACCGGCATCACGACGCACCGAAGCTGATCGCGCCGGCCGATTCGAGCGCGACCTCGAAGGTGACTTCGCCGTCATGCGCGCCGGTGTAGTCGAGCGAGATAACCTGGAACGGTCCTTCGATCGTGCCGAAATCGGGAATGACAGCCTGCCAGGAACGGACATCCCCGGCAAAGAAGACCGAGCGGATTTCAGCGTCCGACTGGGCGTCCTTGAAAATGCCGGAACCGGAGAGAGACGCCCGCAAGACACCGCCGCCGGCCAGCAGTTCGCGCCAGCGGCCGGCGGATTCGGAGTCGGTCACATCCACGCTCTCGGCGTTGAACGCCAGGCGCTTGGTCCTCAGCCCGGCAACAGTGAGGAATTGCTGCGGATCGGCCGCTGAAGCGAGCTTCAGCAGCAGGTCCCTGCCCTTTTTTGCGGCCATCGGCCTCTCCTTTTCAGGTCTGGATGACGGGTTCGGTCACAGCTCGGAAGCGCATCGCCCCGTGGTGCACGCCGGCGCTCGCGTCGAAGCGCACCTCCATGGTCTCGAAACGAATGAGCGCGAGGTGCTGCCCGGTCACGACAAGCGGGCGATCGTCGAGAACGCGGCGGATAAGGCCGGCGATTTCAAAGGTCTCTCGCTTGCCGCCCACCTCGGACCAGACGTGTATGGTCATCAGATGCTCCTCGCCGCTTTCCGTGGCGGTCGAGTGATCCGAGAGCGTAAACCTGCCGAAAGTCACATAAGGGAACGCAAGATGCGCGGGCGCGGAATCGTGGATCTGTCCAGGTCCCAGCCGCGCCACAAGCGCGGGATCGCCGGCAAGCGCGGCAAAGACCGCCTTCTGGAGTTCAAGAGCGGACTGCATCTGCTTTTTCCTGGCGACGATTCGGGACGTCGGGCCTACGGATCGCGGACCGGCCGCCCTCCGCTTCGATCCGGTCAGCAACATCGTGTGCCTTTGCCCGCAGGGCGCGCACCATCCCGTCGATCGTCAACTTGACCCAGAGCTTCACTGATCCGACTCCTCAAGCAGTGCCACGTGGAAACGACCGGTTTCGTCGGCGTCGCGCACGGTGATGATTTTCAGCTTTCGGCCACGGACTATGAACCGCATGCCGCACGCGACATCCGTGCGTGCCCGATAGATCGCGCGGTGCGAGACTGTTTCGCGCTGCTGGTCGGCCGAATAGGTGCTTGTCGCCCGGACCGGCTCGAGCCGCAGTGGCACAACCGCCACGTCCTGCCAGATCTCCTCGTGGCCACCCGCGCCATCGGCCTGAAGGGCCGCCGCCTCGAGGCGGGCATAAACGCGCAGGGACCCGGGGTCGCGTGCGGTTCCCGCCATCACAACCTCCGCGCTCGCCAGGGCGCGACGAGCCGCTCGTAGCCAGCCGGTATCGAGACGGGTTGGTCGGCGGCGCCATATTCGGCGCGGAATTCGAAGAAATGGCCGACCAGCATCAGCATCGCGCGTCTGAGCGTGTCGGGGACGTCGGTTCCTGCCTCGCCAAAGCCGGCAGCGATGTCGATCTCGATGCCGTTGAACCGCTTGAGGGCCGCGCCCGGCTGCGAGAAACCCAGGCGGGCGGGCCTTGAAAAGCGGTCGAGTTCGTAGGCGGACGAGTCGAGGATGGCGCCAGCGCCGTCCGGGCCGAAGAGCGTCACGCCGGCTACAGCGACAACGGGATGAAGCGGGATCGCCGCCACATCGCCTTCGGGCCAGTCGTCGAGCGTGAGACGCCAGCTTTGCGCCAGCAATGCCAATCCCGTATCGGCCTCGACATGCCGTCTGGCCACGGCGATGAGGCTGCCGATCAGTTCGTCCTCGTCGTCATGGGAAACGCGCAGGTGCGCCTTGGCTTCGGCAAGTGTCAAAGGCTCGGCCAACGGGTCGACCGTGCGGAAAAGGGCCATGAAAGACCTCATGCATCTGGAAATGAGTGCGGCCCCGGCGGGAGGAAACCGGGGCCGCGTTCGGCGTTCTCGGAGGGGAGGCCGTCAGACGCCGAATTTCAGGAGCTTGATCGCGTCGAAGTCCTGGACGCCGCCGCCCACGCGCTTGGTCACGTAGAACAGCACATAGGGCTTGGCGGAGTAAGGATCGCGCAGGACGCGCACGCCGGTGCGATCAACCACCAGATAGCCGCGGGCGAAATCGCCGAAGGCCAACGCACGGGCGTCGGTGGCGATGTCGGGCATGTCCTCGGCCTCGACGACCGGGAACCCCATCAGCATCGCCTTGCCGCCCGGCATCGCCGGCGGCTGCCAGAGATAGGCGCCGCTGGAGTCCTTCAGCTTGCGGATGACCGCCTGCGTGCGCCGGTTCATCACGAACGACGCATTCTGGCGATATCCCGCCTTCAGCGTGTAGATGAGGTCAACCAGCTTGTCCGACGGGTTTGACGCCGGAAGGGCGCCTGCCACACCGGTCACCACATGGCCGAGATTGCCCCAGGTCCACGCCGTGTCGAGTACGGTCGTGTAGGAAAGGAAACCCTTCGGCTTGGTGATGCCGTCGCCGTTGATGAAGGCCGCACCTTCCTGCTCGGCAAAAGCCGTTTCAATCTCCGACGTCAGCCAGCGGTCGACATCGACCGCGGCATCGTCGAGAAGCGCGGAGGTCGCCGCCGGCATGGCATAAAGCTCCATGGTCGGGAACTGCAGTTCGGCCAGCGTGCCCTGCGCCGTCTGCGGACGCGCCGCGGTTTCCGCGACCCAGCCCGTTGCCGGTCCGGACGAAGCGAAGGGTTTCTTCAGCACCGAAGACGAGACCTGGCGCACCGATGCAATGGCGCGGATCGGCGACAGGTTGGACAGTCGCTTGCCGATCTCGGTTTCCGTTTCGGCCGGCACGAGATAGCCGCCGTCGGCGGCGACACCGACCGACATCGCCTTGACGTCGAGCGCCAGAAGGCCGCGCTCGTCGCCCCGGCGGACATAGGCGTCGAAGGCGCGCTTGGCCTCCGGCGATGCCGTCTGGCCGTTGTTGACATCGACACCAAGGCCGGGACGCGCCTGTTTCAGCGTGAGGCGGTCGATGGCGCGCTTGTGCTCGTCGAGCGCCGCGGAAATGCGGTCGAGTTTCTCGGTCGTGAGCACATCGGCTCCGGAGCGCGTCTCCAGCTCACCGATGCGCTGGTCGTTGACGTCCTTGAACGCCTCGAAGGCCGACATGAACTCGCCGAAGGCGTCGCTCACGTCACGATCGCCGCCGGCGGATTTGGATTCCGGCGCAGGCAGGTTCTGGTTTTGCATGGTCACTCGTCCTTGTCGTTGAGGGTGCCGGCGGCCGCGCGGATTGTCCGCACCAGGCCGTCCAGCGTGGCTCGCGCGGCGTCCCGCTCGCGCTTCATTTCGGCGAAGCCGCGGGCGATGACGGCCCTTGCCTCGCCTCGGGAGAACCCGGCGTCCCGCCGGAGCCATCGTTCAAGCTGCCGTGTCGTCGGCAGTGCCCTCTTGACCGAGCCGACGCGCGCGCCCGGCAGCATCGGGAAGGTCACCACCGAAATCTCCCACAGGTCTGCCTCGAGGATGCGGCGCACGCCCGTGCGCGGATCGGCCTTGGCGCGCACAGTCTTGAAGCCGATCGAAAGCCCGTCGAGAGCGCCTTCGCGCATTAGCGCCAGCACCTCGCGGCCCTTGGCCGAACCTGTAGCGATGCGCCCCCGGGCAAACAGGCCGCGCCCATCCTCCCGCAGTTCCTCCCACACGCCGATCGGCTGGGCCGGATCGTGCTGGAAGAGCATGCGCACGCCGCCGGCTCCACGGCGGACGAGCGAGGCTGCGAAGGCACCCGGCTCGACCATGTCGCGGCCGAGATCGACCTCGCGAAAAAGGCTCGCATAGCCCGAAAACGTGCCGTCGGTTGCGACCGTATCGACGCGAAGGCCGGTGTGTTTTCGCTCGCCCTTTTCCAGGCGCGCCGCAACGAGCATGTCACTCATCCTTCTTGCTGACGGGGTAGCGTTCGATGATGCGTATCGCCGCTCCGACCAGCCACCACGCGGTCAGGCTCACGGCCGCCGCCCCGGTCAGCGCTGCTTCGGCCTCGCCGATCAATCCGCCAATCCCGAGCGCCTGCCCGATCTTGATGCCGGCAACGCCACCGAAGACGAGGCCGGAGACCAGCCCGACGGCAAAGCGCAACGCGGCCTCGCGCCGGCCACGCGGAAGAAGGTAGGCCAGCGAGATCGCCGACCCGGCAACCGCACCCGTGCCCTTGGCGGCGAGCAGCCAGGCCGCCCCGCTCATGTCGCTCATCGGCCGCGCCCGGTCGGGCTGTAGCCGACCGCCTCGCGCTTCTCGTCGTCGGAAAGGAATGCGGCCGCGCCGACACGCGCCCACAGGGCGTCCCGTTCGGCGGAAAGGCCCTCGACACGGTCCGCGTCGTACCAGAGGCGCAGCCCCTGCCCGTAGGCCGGCGCGACGAAACCGGTCATCGCGCGCGCCATGCGGCCGGCCAGCGGCAGCACTGTCAGCCGCCAGAAGGCGCGGTTTGCCTCCTGATAATTGGCATAGGTGGCGTCACCCGGAATGCCGAGCAGCATCGGCGGCACGCCGAACGCCAGCGCGATATCGCGCGCCGCGCCGTTCCGCGCCTCCATGAAGTCCATGTCCTTCGGGCTCAGCGCCATCGCCTTCCAGTCGAGGCCGCCCTCGAGCAGCAACGGCCGGCCGGCGCGCGTGGCCCCGGAATAGCCATCCTCCAGTTCCTGCTTCAGCCGCTGATACTGGTCTTCGGTCAGGTTCCCGCCCTCCTTCGGCGCATAAACCAGCGCGCCGGACGGTCTGGCGGAATTGTCGAGAAGCGCCTTGTTCCACCGCCCAGCCGCGTTGTGCAGGTCGAGCGCCATCGAGGCCGCCTCCAGCGGCGGAAATCCCAGAACGTCGTCGAGCGGGTGGAACATCGTCATTTGCAAGGCGCCACCGGACGCCGCGTCGCCGAGCGCCAACAGTCGTTTGCCGCCTTTTTCGCTTACCTCGACTGTTTCCGGCCAGCCGTCACGGTCGGTGCGGATCTGGATCCGGTCCGGCCGGATCGCATGCAGTTCCCGCACCTCGCCATCGAGCGCCAATGCCGAGATGACAGCGTTACCGGAGAGCAGCAAATGGCCGTAGACGCTTTCGAGGAACGCGGCGCCGTCCTGGCGCGGATTGGGATGGGCCAACAGGTTGAGCAGCGGGTGCGTATCGTGCTCACGCGCGCCTTCGTAGAGCAGCCAGGGGATAGACGCGGCAGCCTCGGCGATCATGCGTACGGCGCGATGGGCCACCGGGTTGCGCATGAAGCCCTCACGGGCCAGCGCGGTGTAATCGCGCCGCGTCCAGCTCGCCTCGCCGGCAAGCTGCAGCGCAATGAAGCCGCGCGCGTCCTTTCGTTCGGTCGCGCCGGCGGCGCGCCGTTTCAGCCAGTTGAAGGCCATGTGCTTGATCCCGTTTGTCAGATGTTGCGCACGCGCGGTTCGGCCGCCGGCGCCAGCAGCAATTCGCTCACCGCCCAGACCAGCGCGTCGAGGCGATCGGGCGAGCGGCCGGAAGAAAGTCCGTCGGGGCCGAAATCCGTCATTTCGTCCTCAAGTTCCGGCAATCGTTCGGCATGACGCACCCGGCGCTGTTCGTAGAATGCGGCCACCGGCTCGGCCCTCAGCCACTTGCCACGATTGGCGCGCACCGCCTTGACCGGCACCGACGCATCAACCGTTCGGATCGTGGACGTCACCATGTCACCGCCCTGGTTGACCTCTGCGACGATGCAGTCGGCCTCGAGCCGGCGCCACAACGCGATGGCGCGCGCCGCCCATTCGCCGGGCTTCAGTCCCCGCGCGGTCGCGTCGGCCAGCACCACCGCACGGCCCGCCGCGTCGAGGCCGACGGCGACGATACCGCAGGCATCCGACGCCTTGGTCGAACTGGCTGGCGGATCGACCGCGACGACGATGCGCCCGATCTCGGCTTCGGGCAGCCCCGCCGCCTCTTCCAGCATCGCCCGCGTCCACAGTGCCCCTTCGCGCTCCTCGATCAGCTCACCGTCCAGTTCCTGGCGTCCGAGCTGCGTGCCGGCGTAGCGACGCTTCACCGTGCGCAGGAAATCCTCGGCGAGGTTGTGGGCGTTGTCCTCGGTACGCATGCGCGTCACCTTCACCTGCGGATCGGACAGCAGCTTTTTCAGCATCGGCACCGGGCGCGGCGTCGTCGTAATCAGTTGCATCGGCCGCTCGCCCAGGCGAAGTCCGAATTGAAGCATGTCAAAGCACGCCTCCGCGTTGCGCCATTTGGCGAATTCGTCGAGCCAGGCGGCCTCGAATTGCGGCCCGCGCAGGCTGTCCGGTTCCTCAGCCGAGAACACCTGCGCCACCGCGCCCGAATCCCAGACCAGCCGGCGCCGCGTTGCCTCGTAACGCGGGCGGTCGGAGCGGCTGACGCTCATGATTCCTGCCGGTCCCTCGATCATCACCTCGCGCACGTCGCCGAGGGTCTCGCCGATGAGCGCGATGATGCCATGGCGGCGGCGCGAAAACGGCGGCAAGCCGCGCACCAGCGCGTTCACCCATTCGGCGCCGAGCCGCGTCTTGCCGGAGCCGCGCCCGCCGATGACCAGCCAGGTCTGCGCGGCGCCGCCGGCCGGGTATTGCGCTGGCCGAGCCTGCGTCACCCATTCCCCGTCGAGCAGATGGCCATCGTCACCGATCGCGCACGCCGCCCATCGCTCGCGGCTGTCATCCGCCTTCTTTGTCGTTTGCTTCGCCGATTTCGCCGCGCCAGCCGCGCCGGAGCAGCTCTTCGGCGTGGGCATGCGCGAGTTCGACGATCCGATCGTCGACCCGCCCGAGGATCGTCGCGAGCCTTTCATCGTTCTCCTTGGTGCGTTCGGCGCGGTCATCGGCCCCGCCGGTCATGTCAGCCAGCAGCTGGATTGTCTTGAGCAGAGCCGGTAGCGCAGCAAATTCGGCGGCCTTGGCGCCAGCTTCGCCGGTTCCCAGTGCCTCGGCCTGGCGCGTCAGGCGATCGAGCAGCGGCCTCAGCCGTGCGTGCGCAGAGTCACGACCGCGGCGCGCCCGCCAGCCCTCCGTCCTCGCCTTTTCGTGAAGCGAGCGCGCTTTCAGGCCCGTCAACATCGCAAGAAGCTCGACGCTCGCCGCTTCACCCTCGTAAAGGCGACGCGCGGCGTCCCAACGGGCCAAGGCCGCGCCAGCCAT